CCAACGGAATTGAACAGTGAGCCATGCAGGTAGTACACCTGACCACCTCCCGTCTTAACCCAACTACACTTGCCGAGGTGGCTGGCGGCCTCAAACCCTGTCGGGCTCGTGCCCAGGTCATTGCTTGCGACCCCGAAGGTGCCGACAGGCTGCAGTGAGTTCGGGTCGACGGCGATGAGTGGCTGAGTATTACCCCCAGTCGTGCTGAAGATGACATAGCCATTCGGCATGACTGCCTCAAGCCCGAGATTGGACACTGGATTGCCATTTGTGTCATTCGTCAGTTGAGACTGACGGTCCTCCGCCATCGTGCGGATATTGAACCGGCGGATGATGAAGTCACCCTGGTCGACGCCATAGAACACGCCGCGCGCGAAGTCGGGCAGTAGTTCGTCATTCTGGTAGCTATCTGCTATGCCTCCCTCGCCGGTCGTGTAGAAGTCCGCGACCGTCTCGTTCCTGGCCACGCTCTGGTTGAATGTGATCTCCGCCGTGATGTTCGGAATGCGATTGCCGAAGTCCTTCAGAGGCAGGCGCTCGAAGACGATATAGCATAGCCCACGGTGGGCAGGTGTCTCACTCGCGCCCTTGTCCGCCAGGATCAAGCTGTCAGGGGTCTGCGTCTCGCTGCCGCTGTAGAAGCGGAACTTGAGGTCTATCTTCTGAATGTCATCGGACGTGCCGGTCTTGTCATAGATCAGTTTGCCGTCAGCCCACATGCGCAAGACGTCATCCGCTGGCCCCTCTGCGAAGGCCATGGCAAAGGTCCCGAAATACTCATAGGTGATGGTCGTCTGCGTGGCTCCGCCACCGCCCTTGCCACCCGAGCTCTGCTTGTCGACGTTCTTAACTTCCTCGATGCCTGTGGACCATATCATATTCGCCGACATGCGGATGGTCCCGTAGCCTTTTGGAATAGCTGCCCCGTAAGCAGAAGAGGTGACCGTGAGGTCACCTAGCCTGGGGCCTTCGACGGTTACGTCAGGCCCAGATGGTGGAAACAGAATGCCACCAACAGCAGAGCCGATCAGCCAGCCGAGCTGCGGTGCCCCGAATAGGGCGCCGATGCCGGCTCCGACGACTGAGAGCGCAAGTCTAGCCATCGTCTAATCCTTCAAATTTGAATGCAGCCACGCGGCGTGCTATCCAGTCACCGTCTGCCAGCGCTTCTTCCACCACCTTACGGTGAGGAGCGTGCGCGTGTATCATTGTCATCTCTTGATCCTTCCAGCCGAGGATCACAGAATGGCACGGAAACTGAGCATCGCGAAACAGCATAACGTCCCCGGGACGGGCCTCGGGCAGCGGGATCCGCTTCATGTTCATCTGAAAATGGTGCAAGAAGGCGTGTCCAGACGTACGGCGCTGGTAGTCTGCGGTGTCGTAGTCGATCAGCTTGAGCTCGTTGCCCACCACGATGACGAGGCCGGCGCAGTCGATACCATTCCGGCCGCGACCCTGGTGGAGCCAGCGCACGCCCAGGTATGAGCGGGCCAGTTCTATGATGTCATCCCGATTTGGCATCTGGGTACCTCGTGAGCTCGTCCTGGCCGGGAATATGTGGCTCCCCGCGGAAGTTTCGTATGTTGCCCCGGCTGGTCGGGAAGTTGGTGCTGTCTGCGGCCAAGCCGAACTTGGTGGCACACGTTGGCGCCCGCTTATCGCAGCCGGGGTATAATGCCACCTTGTCACCGGCCGCGACCGTGAACGGAGAGGCCAGGAACAGGGTGATCTCCCTGGTCGAGTTGGTCCAGTCTCGGACCTCAATACTCTTGCCAGCGTTTAGCCCGCTGTCGAACCTCAGGGCGCCACCGTTGAACCAGTCGTCGGTCGCCCTGCTCTCGTCGAAGCCCACCGTCAGAGTGAAGGTCTTCTGGTCCGTGACAGTATCCACCTCGCCGTGGCGTGTCCAGGCTTGACGGGCGACCCAGATGACTGGATCCACGCCGCCTGATAATGTCGCCCCGGACCAGTTTCCGTTAGAACTCTCAGAGACGGCGATCAGATTGCCGGCCACGCCGACGGTGAGCGCCGTCACGGTGACCGTGTCGCTGTCTGCCTTAGCCGCTGAGACGTCCGTATTCGCGGTCGTGCCTGTTCCGTATGTGGTTCCCTCATTTACGGCATTGTCATTGATCGCGTCGACCAGGTTGTCCAGCGTGTCAGAGGCTGTCCCGCCGATCAGCACGTCGAAAGCGGAGGCCAGCGAGGTCACGAAGGTATAGACTTGTCCCTCGATCGTCAGCGTCTGGCCATTCGTATTATTGGATGGCAGATTGTAGTCCTGGTCCGCGGCAGTTCCACCATCCTGGGTGGTGTTGCCCTCGGTCGTATCGAAAGACGGAGCTGACGCGGCCGAGGTTCCGGCCTGGGTCGCCTCATAGATGCGGTTCTCATAATCGCTCTGAGTGCCGTCTGGTGCGCCGGCAGTCACTATCTTGATGATGTCGCCAGCGGAATAGGTTGTGCTATCTTGGCGGAGAGCAGGATCGACCGGTACTGTGCATCGGCTGTCTCCCAGGTCAGCTCTGCATTCTGGCTGGTAGACCTCACCCATACGTTGTGAGAGAGCCTGACTAAGGCCACGCAGTTCAGCGCGGAAGATACCCTGCTCGGTCACGGTGACCTCTCCGATCCAGCCGCGTCTCATCTTGATGTCGCTCGCCGTGAGGTCGGCCCAGTTGACGACGAAGATCCGGATCTCAGCATAGTCGAACAGGCCGGCGCGTAGGTCGTCGACCGTGATCTCGGCGCTGTCCAGGATGCCCTCCAGGTTCAGATTGTCCACCGACAGCGAGCTGTCGTTCTGGATGGCCGTCCTGGTGTATCCGGTGTCCGCCTTATAGGTATCGCCATCGAAGTCGATGTCACCGTCATGATCGGTGAAGTGGAACTCCGTCCCGTCGGTACGGGTGACACGCCAGCACGTGGCCAGAGAGGTCGTCTCTCCCGCCAAGTGGGTGTCCATTGTTCCTGTGGTTGTTTTTGGCATTGGACCCTCCTATATGGCCGTGAGGGTCTCGCGCACCTCGACGACGGGGATCTGTGGTAGACTGTAATTGCCGGACCAGAAGGCCCGCATGTCTAGCTTGTCCACGTTGAAGCGTACGGGGACGTCAAACTCGCAGATAATGCCAACGCTCTCGGCTGCCACAGGAGGGGTCACAAAAGTGACGACCCCCGTGGAAGTATCTACCGAGACACCTCCGCCCTGGAGCACGCCGTCGATATAGATCTCAACCGTACCAGAGACTGGTCGCGTGATCGGGCGGTTAAAGGTCTGGCTTCCTGATGTGTAGCGCCGGACAATCTGGAACTGGGTCTCGGCGTCGTCACCGATGCCGATCTCCTGGGGAGTGCTCGTATCGCTGTCCCCGATCTCGAAGTCAGTCCAGTCCTTGAAGCGGAAAGAGTGGGCTCGTCCCTGGCGTGCATAGAAGAAGGCGAGGACCTCCTCGGCATCCGCCTTGTCCCGGAGACCGTATCCTATGTCCCAGGAGCCCTTGGTGTATTCCCAGTCAATGTTGCGCTTCTCAAAACCCGAAGACAAGCCCAGCACGGTCGTCTTGAACTCTGGACCGCCCTGCGCTCCGCGCTCGATCTCTGCGCTCAGCTGTACGTCGTGGAATGCCATACCTTATCCTGTCTATGCGTTTCGTCGCCCTGCACGTGACAGCTGAGCCTGAACCCTTGCGAGGATCTGATCTTGAGACCTCTGGAAGCTGTCTGCGTCTGGCGTCTGAATGTTCATAATTACCTGAATTGGACGACCTCCGCCACCATTAGGTGAGATGTCGACAGTCTCGCCGCGTGATACGCGAGCAATCGGCTTGCCATTGATGCTCATGACATTGTTGTCCACCCCGCCGCGGCCGCCGATGTCAAATGACCCGCCATTCGCGAAGCCGAACAGGCCGCCGATGCCCGAGACGATAGAGCCGAAGATATTACCGAAGCCAGCACCTCCGCCGCCTCCGCCGCCACCGCCGAAGATGCTACCGAAGATGCCCGCGATCTGATCGCTGACGCCCTGCGCGGCGAGCCGGTTCAGGTCTCGCAGGATGCTGTTCGTGAAGTCGGTGAAGCTGAACTTGCCGGTATTCGCGAACTCTTCCAGGGTGCTCGTGAGATTATCGAAGACCGCGCCGAGGCTGTCCTCGATGAAGTCAGCCGAGGTCTGCGCTTCCGCCGCAACTGTGCGGAAGAACCGCTCCAGACCGGCGCCAGCAGTCGTCTCGAACTCCAGGGCCTGGAGCCGCAGCTCGTTGAGCACCTCGTTGTACTCTTCAAGCTCAATTTTGCCGCTCTCGTACAGAGCTTCCAGCGCGCGTAGGTCTGCCTCCATCTCCTGGGCGGGTCCACGGATGGCGTCGAACAGATCAGACTGGCGCTGCAGCTCCTCGTTGTGTAGGATCAGCGCCTCAACCTGAGCACGTTCTGCTTCCGTGAGCTCCCTCTCGAGGTCTGCTTCAAATGCGAGCAGGGCCTGTCGGCGCTCACGTTCGGTCGTATTTAGCTGCAGCAGTTCGTTCTCCAGCTCAAGATTGGCCAGGAGGTCTTGGAATGCTGTATCGGCCGCTCCTCCCGCGGCTCCGGCTGGGGCAACTCCCAGGCCGGCACGCGCGGCTTCAAGAGCGGCCAGCTCCTCGGCCTCTTGGGCCACTCGGGCTTGCGCGCGCTCCTCGGCCTCGGTCGCAATATCAGCGACCAGGTTCTGGGCCAACGCCTGATCGAAGCCACGAGCAAAGCCCTCTGTGGCCGCGCGGCCGACATTCGCCGCAGCACCTTCGAATGGGTTCTCGAGCTGAGGTATGACCCCGTCCAGAGTGGTGATCGCGACCCCTGGGATCCGGTTCAGCGCCTGGATGATGCCGTTGATGAAGCGCTCCACGTTCCTTAGAACGAAGTTCAAGCCGGAGATGATGATGTCGCCGATCACGCGCGGGAAGTCGTCCCAGATAGCCTTGACGGCGTCGAAGCCTCCGGTGAATACGCCGATTAGGGCGTCAACTGCGCGGGCGCCCGCATTCACGAAGTCCATGAAGGTGAAGTCATCTATCGTATTTTGGAAGCCAGTGAACAGGCCGACCACGAAGTTCACGCCGATCTGGATGGCATCCCAGAGGCGGAAGAAGGCGACGATCATGAAGTCCAGAGCGGTGGCAGCTCCGGTGCCCGTGAGTGAGAGCTGATCGCCAAATGCGATGAGAGCCCCAGTCGCCAGGACGATGGCCGTGGCTATGGCTCCGATTGGGTTGAGCGCGATGGCAATGGCCAGCTTTGCTAAGCCGGCGATGGCGGCTGGAACAGCCCTAGCTGCAAATTGAATACCAAGGGCAATAGCGAGAGCTCCGACCGCACGGATGACCGTCTCGAGATTTTCGCTCAGGAACAGGATGGCCCTGGATAGGGCTTGGCTTACTCCGCTGGCGCTGTCAAAGGCACCGACGAGGCCGATTGCATTGTTCCGCAGGACCTGCAGGCTCTGACTGATAGTCGGGATGGTCTCGCCGAAGCGCTCCGCCAGCTCCTCCCTGGCTTCTGCGAAGGCATTGAGCACGATGTCGGCCGTGATGGCCCCTTCAGCGCCCATCTCTCGTAGAGCGCCCCGCGTGATACCCATGCTCTCGGCAATGACGTCGGCCACAACTGGCAGCTGCTCGAGCACCGATCGCAGCTCATCACCGCGAAGTGCGCCAGAAGCGAGGCCCTGTGACAACTGGATGAGACCGGCCTGAGCCTCCTGGGCAGAGGCACCGGATAGGATCACGGCCTGGTTGAGGCTTTCAGTGAAGGCGAGCGTCTGCCCCTGGCTGATGCCCAATTCGCGTGTGGCGAGACCCACCCGAGCATATACCTCCGCGGTGGCCTCGAAGCTACTACGCGTTCGGTTCGAGATCTCGAAGAGCTCGTCTGTGACCAGAGCGAGCTCCTGCGTGCCGTCGGTGACAGTCCGCAATCTGTTCTGAATGTTCGTGAAGGTATCGGCCAGCTCAACCAACCCGCGGATGCCGATACTGAGGCCCGCAAAAGCGAAGGCCCCGGCAATAAGGTTCCGCACCCGATCAGCACTGTTGCCGATCCGGTTGAGTTGTCGCTCGACCTGTCTCCCCCCTCGCTGTGATCCCGTCGGGTCGATGATAACGCGAATGCGAAAATCGGCCACTGGACGCTGCTACCTTTTCTGTCCTTTTTCCGTCGTATCCGTAGATGGCGGAGTATTGTGCTTACGTTTGCGCTCAGCCTCCTTGTCCTGCCATTCTACGTACTTTGCGTCCATGGCTCGGATAATAGAAACGAATATGGCTATCATGTCGCCGTCGAGACCAGCGGTACGCCCATATTCGACGATCTTAGACCAAGGAATTGCACCTAAGCCCATTCCGACTTGGCGCTCTGTATTAAGCTCGAAAAAGGCCTGGATGTAGAATTCATCTCCAGGCAGGATGAGCGGTTCGTCAAGGTACCAGTCCGGGAGCGGTCGGCCACGGCGGATGTCGTTCTCTATTCGGAACTCTTCCTTCTGGTACCTGAGCTCCCAGACTAGCCGCTCACTTAGTTTTTTCCCGTTTGGACCACATCGACGTTGGGGCCAGAGACGAAGTTCTCAGGCTTGCCACAGAAGTTGCGAAGGTCATCGAACAGCCAGCCTGGTAGGGCGTTGAGGAAGTCCGCACAGTTCTCGCGAGAGAACTCGACTTCGGATCCGTCCGCGTCAAGCATGTCTTTCCAGCCCTGGATGATATGGGCCGGGTAGAGTGCGCGATCTTCCTCGCGGTTCTCCTGGATCATCCCAGCGTTGATCTTGCCTGCTGCGACCTGACGGGCAGATCGGCCGGCGCGTTTGAGAAGGGCATTGAAATATGCCTTGTTCGCCTCGGTTGCCGGGGCGACGATGATGGTCGGGCTGACGCCATTGACCTCAATGCTGTGAAGGGTGAACTCGGCCGTACGATCTTTGGTCACGTCGAGCTGTTCAAGGTGGCTGAAATCAACCATAGTTTCTGTCTCCTGTCAATTATCTGACCCTGAGTGGGTCAAAAAAGAATGCCGCGGGGTTGCCCCCGCGGCAGCCGTCATTCTTAGGACGGTACGCTCGGGAAGATACTGATCCCGAGAGATGTGTCCAGGGTCTCATCCTTGAAGGCCTGACAGGCCACGTTGATGAGGACGCTCTCGTTCACCGGGAATTCCCGTGAACCGTCGCCCATGGTCATGCTCGGGATGTCCACGGCGATCGCTCCGTCGTCGTTATTGATAACGAAGTCCATCGAGACGGTCGTATTCGCCCGGATCCGGTCGATCACAAGACCCTCTGTGAAGATGAGCTGAGCCGTCAGGTCAACGTCGAAGTTGCCTGTGTTCATGAACGCGGCGCCGAGGGTGCCGAGCACCTTCTCCGGGCTCACATTGTTATTGATGGTCAGCGTGAGCGATTTGAAGTAGGTCGACAGGCCGGTCTCATCCGTGTCCTGGATGCGCAAGCGGGCGATGTCTGCCGTCGTATTATAGGCATCGGTCGCATTCGGATTTTCTGCGCTGTCCGCGCCAGTTTTCCGCGAGCCTGCCACGACAGGGTCCTCCGTATCCGTACCGATGAAGCCGAAGGATACTCCGGCCTTGTCGGTCAACGGTAGTTCGAAGGAGACTGTGTTGCAGTAGTTGCCCAACGCATACTGGTACTCGTCATTCGGGTCGTCCAGGTTCGGGAAGGAGCCCTCAAACTGGAATGACCGCTCCAGATACTCTGAGGAGGTCGTCGCGACATTGCGGATGAAATTGCCGAACATAAGGTCCAGGGTGGCTGGTGACGTTGGCCCTGCAACCTGCAGGGTGCTGTCTACCTTGTCACAGGTCAGCACGGTTGCCGAGATGGCAGTGATCCGCGCATAGCCGTAGGTGTCGTTCGCCACGCTATCCTGCAGGGCATTTTGCACATTGCCTGAGGCGTCTGCCGAACCGACATGGATCATCTGGCCAACCGTCAGGAAGCCAAAGCTCGTCCAGTCGAAGCCCACGATACCTGCTCCAACTGTGATCGTCAGGGTCGTACCTGAATATGCGACAGTGACATCAGTCGCACCGTCCAGGAAGCGGAAGCCTGCCAGCTCGACCTGGGCATCTGCCGGAGGTGTCTCGTCGGCCACGGAAGTCGATACGCCGATCTCAGTGGCCGCCGTGGCCACGTCAACGTCAACCTGCTTGAGACCGTTGTTTCCTGCTGTGGAGAAGCCCCGCGCATAAATCAGCGAGGCGTACTCGCCGGTGCTGAATTCGAGCTTGCTCGCCGCTGCAGCGGTCAAAGCTGAGACGTCGTATTCGTCATTCGTGCCGTCCACATTGGTCACGCTGTGCGTCGCATCGGAATTCGTACCGGTAGAGAACACGAAGCCTTCGATGAAGTCCCGGAAAGCCGAGAGCGTGAGGTCATGCTCAAACTCGATCGCGCTGTCGAGGTCGGCCACCGTGCCCTTCCGACGTTGCCGGTCGGGGCTGATAGGATTACGCGCGACGGTGCTGATGGTGGCACCGAAGGTGTTGATGGCGTTCGGCTCAAGGAGGAACCAGCTGGTCCCTGCTACGCCGAGTGCGGTCTCAATGGTGTAGGACAATCCTACGTTGTTTGTTAGGACGCGGCCCATGCTGCTTATCCTCCTTATTTGATCTCGAAGTAGTCGAACTCAGCTTCAACCACGGTTTGGTACCAATTCCCGTCGGGACCTGTCTCTCGGATGACTGCGGCGAAGAGGTCTACGCCCGTCAAGCTAATACCCTCAAGGACATCGACCACTTCCTGAGCCAGTGTGTCGGACCTTTGTACGCCGGTATTGGCCTCCGTGTATACCTGCACCAGGACGGATCCACGGGACTGGAAACGTCTGTTTCCCACGCCTCCGAAGCTCTCCTGGGCTCGGTTGGTATTTCGGACGACGATCCGGACCCACTCGGTCAGGCCTCCGGTCTCGAACTCTTCGTTGTCCGTGGCGATAGCGCTCGTGCCCGTGAAGTTGGTCACGAACTGTGCCAGGATGGCTTCTTTGGCCTCATTGATCGTCGTCATTTTAATCCTCGAATGTCCTGCGTCACCGCCTTATTGATCGCGGCTTGTACAAATGCCGCTGGCGCTTGGCTTGAAGAGCCCTCATTCAACCGAACGATATAGGGCACGTTGTTTGAGATGAACACGCTGCCCATCCGCAACTTGTAGCTCGCCGCTACCCCAGCCAGTGCTCCCTGCTGCCTCGCGCCTGCTGCTGAGGCACTCTGTTCAGTCGGAGAGGCCTGTGATAGATCCTCTTCCACTGGCAGCCCTATAGATGGGACCCAGTTGGCCCGCGCCCAGCCCGTATCAACGGGCGTAGTTCCAATCAGGTTCGCCGTGACATCCAGCGTGATCTTCTTTATGGCACGCTCAGTCAGCTGGGTCAAGCCACGAACAATCGCTCTCACTTGTGGGTCGGCCATTGGCTAGACCCTCCCTTCTAGCGGGCGGTCACAAGTGAAAAAGGGACTGGGACCACCCGTCTGGTTGGCGCCCAGTCCCTCTGTGTTGGTACTACTGTTGGAGATCTTCATCATCGGACGCATCTTCGTCCTCAGATGTGGCGTCACCGTCCAACCAATCGTCCTCATCAGGCTCGGCGTCATCGGCAACCTCGGATGCTTCCGCATCCTCGCTGCCGGCGTCGTCATCTACTTCCTCGAAGCCTTCGGCATCCTGGTCGTCGTCCTGACCTTCTTCCTCGTCCGAGGCATCCTGGTCGTCCTGGTCGTCATCCTCAGATGCGTCTGCGGCTGCGTCCTTGATGGCTTCAAGCAGCTCGTCGAGCGCCTTCTTGCCATTGGCCTTATGCTCATCGCCGTCCTGATCTGTGACCAGGAACCACGAGCCTTTTCCTCGCTCGACGCTCACGCCTTCTGGTAGCTCCAGCTCGAGGTCCAGGGGTTCCTGTTCCTTCGGCTTCTCGGGCTGACCAGTGATAACGTTCGGAGGCTCGAAGTCGCGCAGTTCAATGACGCGGCTCTCCCAGAACCTGCGGAGCTTGGTAGGCGATGCTGTCAAGGCCTCTGGGACTTCTGCCCCGACCTCGGTCATCTCGCCTGCGTATCTGATGGAACGACGCCATACGAAAGTGGAGTCCTTGTTGAACCGCTGTTTCCAGTGACGGAGGCGGCGGATGCGCCTTGAGGGATTGCGTGGCTGCGCCATGTGTTCGTCCTTTCTTGGAAGGGAGGTGGAGGGCCCCGCCGGGCCCTCCACGCGCTTTAGTCTAGGTGGTCAGCGTCCTACTGGACGATGCCGCCGAAGAAGTAGCCGAGGTCGGCTGCGATGAGCTTCTGGTCGTAGCTCATGTCGATCTCGATGCGATCGCTCTCAAGCTCGTCCATGCGGAAGCGCTTGATGCGCATGCCGTCGTTACCGGATCCCACTCGGCCGGTCCAGCTGAAGGTGTAGCCGGCTGACGGGGTCAGCAGACCAGGGCTGGCTGGCTTGTAGGACAGGAGGCCATTCTTGCCACCGATGAAGCTGTGGGAGGCCGTCTGGCCCTGCTTCGCGGTGTTGCGGATGGCGTCCATGACGAGGACCTCATCGAGCTCGAAGAGCGCGGCGAGAGCCTGCCGGTTGACGAGTGCCGGACCAGTGGTCTGGCCGTTGTCGAGACGACCGACGATGTCGGGGTGATCGAGCAGTGCGTCGAACACCTCGCGGCCGAGGGTCAGCGTGTTAGGCCGGAAGCCCGTCTCTTCCTGAACGAAGCGCTTGCCCTGACGGACGTCTTCGATCGGGGTTGAGGAGCTGTCGTCCCAGTAGACCTTGTCGTTGTTCGATGCGTTGGTCGGATCGAACGAGCCCGCGGCGGTGGCAGTGGCTGCTCCGTCCACGTCGAAGGTCCAGGTGTCACCAGGAGCGCCTGCCGTGAAGTAGGTCGACGCCCAGGTAACCTCGCGCTTGATGAGGCCTTTGTGCGTGACGTACTCCGTGGCCTCACGATCGAGGTCGATGGGGTCGTCGGCGTTATCACGAACCTCGTCGGGCACGTCCTTGTGATAGGCGCGCGTCCGGGCGAGGTAGGTGTCGTTGCTGATCTCGTACGATCCGCCGGCGGACTCCGTACCAGGAGACCGTTCCTTCATCTCGTCGCGGTTGAATTCTCCGCGATCATAGGTGAAGTAGGCGTCCGACTTCTTGGCGACCGGGATGTTCGGGAACACCCGGCTGGCCACGAACGCGTCTGCATCCTGCAGGAACGCGATCGAAACGTTGGTCAGCGGCGTATTGACGTGAACGTCGGACCGTGACGGTTGAGTGTAGGGCATGTTGTTGTCCTCCTATTAAGGGTTGGCCCGACGATTAAGCCGCGTCGTTCGAACGGTAGATCCGAGCAGCGAGGAACTCGAAGACGTCTCCGTCCACCGCGCTCTCAAGTGCGATGCCGAAGCCTACTTCTGTGTCCGCCATGTCGCTCGGGTTCTGACCGCCGGAAGCGGCGCGACCCGAGGTGGCATCCGGAATGAGGATGTCACCCGCGGTGATGGTGCCCCCGGCCTTACAGGCCAGGATGCCTCCCGCGTCGATCAGTGCGACGGGGACAGAGTCCGTGCCGTCGACAGTGGTGCGACCAGGATCTTCAGCGAGCACGCCGACGACAACCTCATCCGCAACACCCGTAGTGGCTGTGGGCTTGACGACCCGGCCACTCGCGTTGATGATGAGCAGCTCGTACACGTCGCCGTTCAGGTCTTCACCTACGGTCAGGTCGACCGCGGTGGAGTTGTTGATTGAAGCCATGAGTATGTTCTCCTTCGTTGCTTCAGGTGGTCCAGGCGGTCAGCCTAGTTGACTGACTTGGCGTACGCTTGCCGGCCTTCCGGGGTCTGCAAGACCGCGGAGTATGCCTTCTCGTACGACACGTCGTGCTTCTCCTGGTGGGCCTTAGCGAGGCCTTCCAAGGTGCTCTCGTTGTCACCAACGACCGGCGCATTGCGATGGCCCATGGTGTCGAACGCCTTGCTCATGGCATCACTGCCAGCTTTGAGGGCCGCACGAGCAGCTTCACGCTGCGTCTCGTCCTCGATGGCTTCGACCGCCTTGAGCATGGCTGCACGCTCCTGGACGGTGCCAGGGAGGTGTGCCAGTTCGCTTTCGGCGCGCTTCTCGAGGTCGGCAGTTTCCTGCCGCTCGACAAGAGCTTCGTTCTGCTTGCGCAGAGCGTCGTTGGACTTGGCCATCGCGATGAAGGCTTCGCCCGCTGACTTGCGGAGCTCGATGCCGTCCATGGTCGTGTAGGCCACGGGATCGGCGTCCTGAGCGGCCTTGGCAATATCGTCGACGATCGTCTTACGCTCGTCCGCGGACTTGGCCAGGAACTCGTCCTGCGCGTCACCCTCGAGCGAGTTAAAGTGGGACTTCTCCGCGTCGCTCAGCTGAGCAACGGAATTAGCCCGATCAAGCTGCGCTTGCAACTCTGCGACCGTCGGTTCGCCGTCGGCCTTTTGGGTCTTGTCGGTCATGTTAAGGTCTCCTTCAGTTCCGACTGTGCCGGTATCCCCGGCGGTCTGGTTGCTCGCCTCTTCTTCAGAGAGGCCGGCGAGCTCGTCGTCCTCCCCCGCCTTGCTCAGCACCGCGACCTGGTGGGTGTGTGCCACCCCGTCGCTGCCCTTCGCTTGGCCAATAACTAGCGCGCCCGAAGCTGCGCGGATCCATGGGTGTGAGTGCCCGTCCGCCCAACTCGTCTCGCCCGAGTTCATCTCGACCCCGTCCGGGGGACCATTCAGCGCAACGAGGTGCGTGTGGTCCCTGTCACTCGTGGTCAGTGCTGAACCCTTGGCGAGCTCTTCTGTCTGGGAAGTATCAGCGTCGTCGTGTCGCTTCATGATGAGCGCCAGAGCAGGCTGTTGGGCCGGCACGTCGACACCGCTGATCTCATTGATCTTCAATGCCCGCATGATGCGCCGCTTACCGCCCTTGTTGATGCCAGCGTTGTTGGTCATTCTTCAATCTCCTCGTCCTCGAGGCGTAGTCCGCCGATCGAGAAGCCCGTGAGCTCTCCCAGTTGGAAGCGCTTGAGCATGTCCTCGTCGGGGCGCATGGCGATCATGAGCCCGGTGACCCGCGTCTCGATGCCGAAAGCCTTGGCTATTTCATCCGTGAGTGGAAACGCGAAGACCACGGACCCGGCCTTGATGGCCTTGCCGTCATCATCGCGTTCGTGCATGTGCCCAGCCACTTGGCTGTGCTCCATGAAGTCCAGGGCCGCCTTGAGCATGCTGTCCTCCGGGATGTGATCTCCCTGGAGGTCGAAATAGGGCTCGCCGTCCACCTTGCAGACAATCGCGTGCCCCATGACGAGGCCTAGGCTGTCGTCTATCTTGACGACCTCTGCCCGTACCTCGAAGTTCTCTTCGGTCATGTCTGCTCCTTTCCGTGCCCGGCTCATGCAGAAGGCTAGGCGCTGCTCGTCGTCCGGGAAGTCCCTCTTGGCCTCCCCGCTGGACATGCATCGGGACACGAAGTCGTCCCGGCGCTCTCCCTTCCGTCTGTCCGGCATTGTCAGCCCGCTCCTTAGGTGGTGGAGAAGGGTGTTGCTGCCGTGGCGTTGGCCTGTACGACCCGGCCCGATACGAGCCAGGAGCCTGAGGCGATGTCCTCGATGATGATCTCATCACCGATCAGACCGCCCTGGTCGCCGCCATCAAGCGTGATGACGTCGAAGTTGTCCGCTGCAGCAGCCTGCCACGCGTCGGCGTTGTCGTTGTCCAGTACGGCCAGGATCGATCCGACGAACTCGTCGGTGCCTGCGGCCGAGATGGTGTCTGAGTTGGATGTGACCGTCACCGATACCACGAAGCGGTAGCGGGCACCTGAGCCGGTCGCGGCCGGCAGGGTAACTGCCACGCCGTCGGCCTGGTTGAGGACGATAGTTCGTCCGTCGTGGAGTTCGGGGTCTACCGTGAGGGCGGATCCGGAGGCGATCAAAGCGCGCCGAATGCCCCCGTTGAGTTGCATCCAGTCGTCAAACTCGACTGGAGCGACGAACAGTTGGTCGTCGCGGTGTTTTGTCTGAGCCATATCGTCTCCGTTATTTTCTAGCAATTGCACAGAATGATGGGTTCATGCTGGCCAAAGTAACGCGCGCGGCAACGGTACGCACGCCATCGCTTTACTCGAAGGGCCCGAGGATCCTGCGTCTTGAGGGGAAGAAGCCGAGCGCGATCGTGTCGCCCACAGCGTACTCACTCCAGCCGGAGTTCGTCACCTGGTACCAACCCGGCTCGTTGAATGTGAGGGTGGAGCCCGTCAGGCTGACCGTATCCGCGGGCTTGACCATTATCCAGGAGAAGCCCTGCCTGCGGAAGACCGCCAGCTCGGGGACGTTGATCTCGGTGAGCTTCCCGTCCCTGAGCGCTATGGCCTTGGCCATGTTAGGCGAGTTCGATGACGTCGTCGGCTTCGAAGTTGAACTCCGTAGCGGAAACGGCCTTGCCAACGAATTGGCTGAGGTTGCCCGTGCCCGATGGAGGGGTCGTCTGGACCTCGCCGGGAGTAGACGTCGAGAGATAGACGCGCTGGCCCGGGGTCAGGCCGGTCTGGCCGCCGTTCCGTCCGTCGAAGAAGACGTCGATGTTGCTGCCCGCCAGGACGGCGGAGGTCACGTAGCCGGTCGCAGGCCGCTGTGTCGCCGCAGCTGCGCTGGCTTTACGCGCGTTCGGAGTTCCCGCGTTGTCGAAGATCTCCACGAGATCATTCGCTGCGAGGTCCTCGAAGGCCACGACGGAGAGACTGTTCGCCCCGATGCCCGCCGGGAGCATCGAGCCGTCGACCTCCCCGGCGGCATTCAGCGCCACGACGCTCCCTGCGTCAGCCGCCCCGGCCGATGCGTCCTTGCTCTCGACCTCCTTCATGCGGCCTGAGGCCGCGTCACGCTCGAGGTATTTATTGCCTGCCATATTTTTGTTCTCCGTCGATTAGATTAAGATTGCAGTCCCTGGTGAGACTACCACATCTGCCGAGCTCGTGGCGACCGCCACTCTCTGCTGGAAGCCGGACGATGGAGGAGTGGCCGACAGCCCTCCGACGCCGGACAGGTATAGCACGTCGCCGGCCTGGACGCCCGAGATGCCTCCGAGCTCCCCCGCCGTGGCAACTCTGCCGCTCCCGAGACTGATGCCCACTATGCGGTCGGCGTGTTCGGGGTTGGAGCTATCCGCCACGACCGGTCCGGCCCCCGGCTCTATGGCGACCACGAGGCCGGCAGCCACCGAGCCCAGCTCGGTCGACACGGACCTGACGGTAACGCTGCCACGGAAGGCCACATCGTGGTCGAACGTCACCGGCCCCGCGAATAGCTGGGCCTGTCTGTGCTTCTCAGTCATGCTAGACCTGTGGTGGGTCGATCCTGGTACTCAGCACGCAGCGGCACTGGACCGTCTCCGCGGCCGGTGCCTCCGGATCGCCTGGAAAGCGGAGTGGGCCCTCGTCGCCCGGAAAGGTGTCACCGATCCGTCGCTCGAGGCCGTCCAGCCTGTTGTGCGAGGCCCTGACGCGCCGATCGTCTGCGTCGTGCCAAGTCCTCATGAGCTGGTCTGAGTTGAGGTGTCCCTCGTCGATCGCCTGCCGATACAGCTCCTCGGTGCCCTGGTGGACGGCGCGGAGCGCCTCGGTCCTGGCGATCACCGTGGCCCTGTAGGACCTCATCCGGTCACTGTAGCGGGAGACCATGCGATCGATCTGGGCCGTCGTGAGCGGTTCACCCGTGCGGATGGCCCGTCTGACGGTCGGGTCGAACCGACGGTCCCGTAGCTGCCTCTGGAGTGCCTCGGAGTTGCCCTCCTCGAGCAGCCGGCGGTAGTTATTCACCGCGGCCTGCTGCCGACCTGTGAGGCCTATGCTGTCCCGGAACATTCTGGCCTGATCGCGCGGATTGAGACCCCGCCTGATGCCGTCGGTCAGTGCTGAGCGCGTGGCTTCTCTCTGGTCTGCCGTGAAGTTCCTGATGAGGCGTAGTCGTTCCTGCTGCATGGTCCTTACAGCTCGATGATTGACCTG